ACTATGGAGAGGAGAAAAACGTCGCCAACTTATTAAAAACAAAGGAAGTCATTCCGGTACTCATTCTGCCAATCTTCCGCCCGTTCTTCATTCTTCATCTTCTTCTTCAAATCTAACTACAAGAACCCCCCTTACCCCCCTAGGAGGGGGGAACGGACTTTCGCATGACGACCTTCTGAAAGACAAAAGAAACTACGGAATTATTCAGTGGCGAGAGGGGCAGGCAATCGTGATTCGGACGAACGGGAAGCGCCGGGTATTCACGCGCCGGCAGGAGGAGGACTTGTCGATCTGCGGCATCGTCGAGAACGCCATCGAGAAAATTCGCGGGTGGGGGTATTGGGCCGAGCGGTATGTGCCAGTGAAACACGAGGAGCCGCCGTCGTGAAACCTATCTGCGTCGACCTCTTCACCGGCCTGCATGGATGGGGCGAAGGCTTCCTCGCCGAAGGCTTCGAGGTCTGGGGTTTCGACCTGGTGGACATGGGTGCACTTCTCGGCGTCCCACGCCCACCCGGAATCACGCTAGTCTTACAGGACGTGCTCACGCTTCACGGCTCGCAATTCAAAGACGCGAACGCGATCGTCGCGTCGCCGCCGTGCCAGAAATATTCCTACATGGCGATGCCGTGGAAGAAAGCGAAAGCTCTGGCCGAGTGGTACAGAGCGAGTCCCGTTCGCATCGCGGAGTTGAACGCGTTATTCGATGCCTGCTTTAGAATCCAACACCAAGCCATCGAAGCGGCGGGCAGATACATTCCGCTGATTGTGGAGAACGTGAAAGGCGCGCAGCCGTGGGTCGGGCGTGCGCAATGGCACTTCGGCTCTTACTACTTGTGGGGAGATATTCCCGCGCTGATGCCGATTCCTCGATCGCGCGTCAAGGTCCCCGGTTTCAATTTCCATCAGCATGAAAAGACTGGCGAGCCCGGAGGGAGTTTTCAGTCTGCGGCCGTTAAAGTTACAGGCCAAAACTGGAGTCGCTTCGCAAAAACCGGAGAAGTCTCACCACACTGGCGCATGGAAGCGACGAAAAACGACGGCGGTTCTTGGTTCGCGCAAGCCCACAATACGGCAAGCGGGAAAGGCCAGAACCCTGATGGGCGACTAGAAGCGCACCGAGACGATGCAGCGGGAGTCAAGCAGAGGAACGGCGGCACGCAGGGATGGTTTGGGCAATACAAACCCACCGGGCAAGGTTCGCGTAATTTTTCGTCGAACAGCGCTAAGCGCAAAGCCGCTTCCGCCCAGATAGCCAAGATTCCCTTTCCGCTGGCGCAACACATCGCGCGGTGCTTCCGATGAACCGAGTCATCCTCAACGCGATTTTCCCCGGCGACCCGGTAGCGTGGGAGCGCCTGAATCCCCGCGGCTTCAAGCCAAAGAAAACGCGGCAGGCGCAAGCGAGACTCCGCACACAACTCGCGCAGATCGCGCCGGGGCTTGAGCCGAACGACCGCGCGCGCTTCGGCGTACAACTAACGTTTCGCACCACGAGCGCGAGAAAGGACGGCGACAACTGCGAGAAACTAATTCTCGATGCCTTCAACAAAACAATCTGGCAGGATGATTCGCAAATCGATAAGTGCCAATGGGAGATGGTGCGGATTTTAGCAGGCGAGGAGAACACGCATCTCATCGTCTACGTGATAGAAAGAGGGGAAACATGACACAGGATCAACGCCAGCAACTCTACGACGCGCTGATGCACAACTCGCCCGAAGACGCCGAAGCGCTCGTGATCCTCGAGGACGTCGTGACGCACGATCTCGATTTGATGGAGCCAATCATCGACGGCTTTATCGCGGCGGCAAAGCGCGGGGCCACACCGACGGATTGGAAGGTGACGGAACTCGGCATCGATGTTGTGCCCGATGGGACCGAGTGCATTCTTCACGTGCGAATCAGCGACCGCGTTTTCAACGTGGCCATTGACCGCACGCGACTCAAGAGCACTTGCGAATTTCTGATCGCGCAGAGCGGTGTGTGATGCAGAAAGAACTGTGCCTCACGATTCCCTGCGAGCCCGCAAAAGGGCCGGACCTCGTGCGCCCGATTTATATTTACCTCGGCGTCGACCGCAGCGGCGCGGCGCGATGCTGCTACCAATGCCCGCATTGCGGCGGTCGCGGCCCGCGCGTGCTCCCGATTCGCAAACACATGGGCATGCAGATGAACATCCCGGCAAGTTGCCCGAGGCTACTCGCGGAAGACGCGCGACGCCGCGCGAAGGTGTTGTGATGGGCGCTCCGATTGGAATCGAAACTTCGGCGATGAAGTTTTGCAGCGATTGCTTTGATCTCGGCCTGCCCGACGTGAAATCGCATCGCATCATCGGCAAGCGCGGATGCTGCGAGGAACACTATCGGCAACGCATGGGCATCCCGCAACGCTCGCCCGAAGCGCTGTCTATCGTCGAGCGCTGGAAACAGTTGCCGCAGCGAGTCGCCATCGAAATCAAGCCAGAGGCGGAACAGGAGCCGCCAGTCATGCCAGCAAAGCTCAAAGTCGATTGGGATAAAGTGCAAGGCGACCGCGCCAGCGGAACTTTCTCACTGGACGAACTCGCGGAGAAATACGGAGTAAGTCGCGGGTCAATCTTTCTTCACACTCGCGCGAGATCGAACGGCGCGGCGCCAGCGGTCAAGAAGGCGCAGCAAAACTTCCGCAAGCGCGCGGAATCGGCACCCGTCGGCAACAAAAACCTCGCGGAGATTCTGAACGAATTAAAGGCCGAGCGCATCGAGATCGACGTTGCAATTCGCGTCATCGAAAGGCTCCTGAGCCGATGAGCCTCTTCTCTAGTCGCCGCGGCGCATGGAGCGGTCGCCGAAACGCGCCGCCAATGTCTCGACCTCTCGCACGTTTCCAGATGAACGAGACGCCGCAATGCGCGTTCTGCTCACAGCCCTCAATCACGCGCTGCGAGTATCCCGGCTGCGACGTCCCTGTCTGCGCGCGCTGTCGAGTCCGCAAGGGTGGCGGGAATCTCTGCCGGCGACACCGTGACGCGCATCTCGAGCAAGTCCCCGGCTTGCCGATGGTGGCGGATGTCGCGGTGCGCGGTTTGCCGTCGAAACAATTCCGGGCGAAAGGACCGGCGGTGCCACATGCTGACTGACACGCAGATTGATTTTGTGCTGCAAATCGAATGCCTCTTCGATGAAACCGATGAGGGGCGGCTTGGCGATGATTATCTCGCGCAGATTTTCAGAGCGACCGCAGCTAACGACGATCTCGAAGTCGCGCGTCTTTGTGCGATGATGCTGCTCGCGCTGATGCAACGGCGGCGGGTTCTACTTGTTCCGCTCGCGCAAAAATGGTGCGAGCTTTTTGATTCGATGTTTGCGCAGGCGTCGCCTTGCTGATTATGCCAGTCTCTACGTTCACTCGAAACCCGCTGTCCGTGCGCGTGGGGTTGTAAGGGTCGCCGGAATCTGAAAGCCGGTAAATAATTCCTGTTTTTTGATCGACACTGGCTCCTAGCGGGTAGACGCCGGAAGTGAACAGCGGCGGACACCCACAACTAATCACGGTCAGAATTGCAGGGCGAGTGATGAGCACGGCAGGCCCGCCGGTGCAAGGATAAAGCATCACGCTGATCTTCGTGCCGTTGTCCGCCGGTTGCGCGTTTGGAATCACCCACGAGATAGTGGACCCGGTATCGCCGCTATGCCCCACGCCGTTCACAATCCAAAGCGAATTGCAGGGACCGCCCGTAACCGTCACGGTGAAAGTCGCGCTTTGGCCTACCTGGACGGTTTGCGATACAAGCTGCGTGGCGATGGTTTGAGCGCGAAGAGGGAAAGCAAAGCACAACGCCAGCAGTCCGCAGGAGAGAATTTTCATGCGGAAAGTGTACCCATATTTGCCGAGCGCGCGTAAGTTCAAAACGCGACACTTGACGTAACTCCTAGATTCGGCTTACTCTCTTCTCGTTTTCAGGATCGCGCACCCCGCGAAGTTTGTGGGGTCTTCGGCCGCGTAATGCCGAGGGACCGACTCTTTCCGAATACGCGAAAGGTACGACGCTGAAACCTCGCGCATCCACACCGAGCATCCCATTATTCAACGCATTCGGCATGGAGATCGGACGAATCCCTCTGGACAAAGCGCTGTCGCTCCACGGCTCGCAGTTGCACGTGCGCGCGAAAGGCACCGGGCGCAAGAGGCGTTTCACTTCCGCGAAATTGTTTCCGGTAGTATCGCAACTGTGGGTTCCGAAACCATCGGCGGGCTTCATCGTGCTTCAACTCATCACCACTTGAAAAAGGAGATTTTATGCAATCGCTTCGTCCTCTGTTTTCCCGCAACACGCGCACCGAGAAGCACGTTCCCGCCTCACGCGGCGCGCTGGTCACAAACACCAACGTACCGATGGCCGACGGCCAGGTCGGGCCTTCCTTTGCGCAAGGTCCGGTCGGCTCGATCGGTTTGCAGGCGATCGATGTCGTGCTTTCGAGCGCGCAGATCCTCGCGCTTTTCACCGGAGCCATCACCCTGATTCCGGCGCCGGCGGTCGGCTATCACCTTGTCGTGCGCTACATCAAAATGATTTTGTTCGGTGGCTCGGTGGCCTACCTCGACGGCGGCGGCGGCGCAGTCACCTTTGCCGTCGGCGGACAATCCGTGGCGCTGGCCTCGAATGCGATTTTCCTCGTCACCGTTTCGCCGAATCGCCGCATTCAGAATCTCGACTTCCTCTCAGCCGCGGTAGGGACTGGCGTCACCGGGACGGCCGCGAATCCGCCGACCGAAGATGGCGCCGCGTTCACCATCGCGAAAGCGACCGGCAACTTCACGGCGGGCAACGGCACGATGAAAATCACCCTGTATTATTCCGTCGAGCCCACGACCTAAGAGCTTCTCCACAACCCCGCGAGGCAGGGAGGCTACCCCGACCGGCTTTCGTCCCTGCCTCAATTTTCTTCCGAGGAGAAATTACAGTGCCGACCTACGCTCCACAATCCCCTACCAATCCCATGCGCGGACTCTTCCGCGGCGACGCCGGCTATGCGTTCGGCGCGATGACGAATCGCTCGATCACCAACGGTCCCGGCTTAGTGCGCGCGGCCAACGGCATCGTCACGCTTACGACCGGCGCGAATCACAATTTCAGTCCCGGCGAAATACTCACGGTTTCAAATTTCCCTCTCAACACATCGTACGGGCAACTTACCTCTGCGGGCGGAACGAATTTCGCGGGCAACTACGTCATCCTGACGACTCCCTCCGCGACGACCGCAACGCTCGCTCCACTTTCCGACATCTTGCTGCATCAGGCGCCGGACACCGGCAGCGGTGGCATCGCCAGCTCCATCGCCTTTGAATCTCCCGCGAGCGGCACCGCCAGCCAAGCCTTCGCGCTCGCGAGTGTCGGCGATATGTCCACAACGCCCTACGGCTTTTTCGTCGATGGCATCTGGCAGGCCGCACCCACCTTCGAGCTCGACATTCAAGTCGCCGCCGTCGATTCTCCCACGCAGTATCAGACCATCCTCAACGGCAACATCGTCGCCGCCGACGGAACAAACTTCACCTTCCATTGGGACGCCGCGCAGACCGGAGCGAAATTCGCGCGCCTGTTCATGCGCACAAATACCGGGAGTCTCGGCGTGATCGCGAGGATACGCGGATGACGGCGATGGGAAAAGCGTTCGCAGTATTCGCGCTTTTGCTGGCGCTTCCGTTTGCCGTGCGAGGGAAGGCGCTGCCTTCGTTTTTCCACGATGTAGCACCGATGCGCGATTTTTACTCGCTGCGGCGACCTGTAGCTCCAGCGGTTGCGCCAGAGATTGACCTCGTGGATCCCGATCCATTCAACGGGCAGGCGGGGGCGGGGGCGAGTCCGGGCGGCGGTTCCTCTTCGCCGCCCGGTTCCTTCGATGCTTCTACGTTCCCTGGTGTTGACGACAGCTTAAAACTTCAAGCGTGCATTACTGCTCTAGGGATAGCCTTCCCACTTGGTGGAATTTGTCACGGCGAAAGGCTTACTGGTAATTCTTGGTCAGTTGATCCGTTCGATGCGCCGAATCCCCCTGCGGCTGTTGTTCTATGGCCACCGTGCGCGACCATTTCGGTATCTGTACCAATTAAGCAACACAATGATTTTTCGATACATGGCGGCTGTCAATCGCGCAGCGTACCAAACCAAGTAGGTACGGTGTTTCAGGCAAAGGCTGGAACGTTCCCAACGAGTTACAGCACCGGAACGATCAGCGTTGGGACGCCTGGCGGAAACGAAGTCATAACTGGCTCAGGCACAGGATGGACATCGAGCAACTTGGTTCCTGGCTGTGCTTTTATCGCCCCTGGCGGCGCGAGCACGACAAACAACACATTTGGAATCGTGACGAGCATCAATTACTCAGCGCAAACGTTAGTTCTTGGTTGGGGGCAAAACAACGGCACTGGAGCAGGTGCAGGGTCAGCCTACGTAACGGAATGCGGCGTTGTCGTGCAGGGTGTTGGCTCTCCGGCTTCTGGTGCGGCTGGCGTCATGTTCGGGATGCAGCTTGATGGGTTCGGCGTCGATTGCAACAATATCTTTGGCGCCATAGGGATTCTGGACTGGTATGGCAATCAGTTTTCAACGATGCACCAGATACAAATGAGAAACTGCACGAATATTGCATGGGATAGGGAATGGCAGTCGCAGCAGAGCGGTCCCTACACTGATCTCATCATCGGAACGGGTGCGGGTTGCACGTCCGGCACAATCCCGATTGTAATTCGTTCGCCTTTCGGTATTGTTCCGTTTGAAATTAGCCGTGTAACAATTCAACCGACTAGTTGTACGCCAGCCGTACTCGTTGACGAGCAAACCGACTTAGTGCGCGTCAACAATTTCGACCTCGAAGGGACTTTTACGGATGGCATAGGAATTAGCGGGAATGTCACATGCCCGATTGGTTGCCCGATGCCGCCGAAGGTGGTGAATGGCGGCGCTACGCTCCAAGACATTCACGGCTTCAATCCTAGCGCGGCAACAAACCTAGTCCACATCAATAATTCGCTCGGCACGCCTGGCGGCATCATCATTTTGGGGATGCGCAAGAGCGGCGGTGTGGTCAACGAACTGACCGACAGCGTGAATGGCTGCGTGGAAAACACCACGGCCCTCAATTACTACATCACGAACCAACAGGGCAAAGTCAGCTCCAGTTCTTCCTCCATCAACAAGTGCACGGCGCTATCTAATTCGCAAGCGGCTACGGTGCAGAAGTCTGAGAGCGCGGCAGATGCCAACGTGCTCACGTTTAGCCCCCCGTCACAGACTGGCAGCTATCGCATTCATTTTGTGCTTGATGTTTCGGCGGCATCGGGAGCGACTCTCGGTTGGACTGCGACTTGGAAAGACGCCAACGGAACAGCGCAAGCACCTGCAAACCTTCCGTTCTGTGCGGTATTAACCGGCCTATGCGCTGCTACATCAGGCGTTACTAGCGTAGCGGGAAACTTCGGAGGCTGGTTTGACATTGATACTGACAACTCAGGTACGAATATCGTAGTGCAACTGACTTTTAGTGGTACATCGTTCACCGCGAAAGCCACGGCGACTATTGAGCGCCTGCAGTAAAAAAGACACCAACTGCGGGCGGTGCGACTTACTTCGTGACGAGACGCTGCGGCCCCGTAGTTTTTCAGGTTCAGGATCAGGATGAAGGCAGGAAGTCGTGTCGAAGAAAAAGGCGAAGCTCACGCCCAAGCAGGCGAAATTCGCAAAAGGAATTGCCGAAGGCAAAACGCAGACCGATGCAGCGCTCGACGCCGGATACTCCCCGCTGAATCCAGACCGATCCGGCTATCAGGCAATGGAAGCGTTGCGAAAGCGCATGCCGGACCTCTGCGACGAGCTCGGTTTGACCGACCGGGCGATTATAGAGAAATATGTAGTCCCTCTGCTCGAGGCGAAAGAGACGAAATTCTTCGCTTTCCGCAAGGAAACAAAGCGGGGCGTCACCCAGGTCATCGATGAGCGCGAGGTCGAAGCGCTCGGCATTCGCGCGACGGCGCTCAACATCTTGTGCAACATCAAAGGCATCTACGCGCCGCGGCAAGTAGAATTCGACCCGGCAGGAAAAGCCCCTGCGGTGATCAATCTTGGCGGCCTCTCCCGTCCTAACTGACGTTGACGAACTCAACGTCGCGCATTGGTACAAAGAAGATCACGGCGAGCCCGATGGCCCGCAGAAGCGCTTCCACAAATCGAAAGCGAAATATCCGCTTATGGAAGGCGGGCGCGGCGGCGGCAAGACAACCGCACTACTCTGGGAAGCAATCGCTCAATGCCTCGAAGTCCCCGGCTGCAACTGCCTGCTCTTGCGGCGCACCCTCACCGCGATCGAGAAGGGCGGCATCGAGGATCACTTCACGAAGTATGTGCCTCGGCGTTTCTATAAGCGCTACAACGCCAGCAAGCACATCGTCACGTTCTGGAATAACTCGAAGCTCTTTTTCGGGCACATCCGCAGCGACCGCGATTTGCTGCAGTACCAAGGCGCCGAGTTTCTCTTCATCGGGTGGGAAGAACTCACGCAGTTCAGCTTCTCGCAATGGGAATACCTCAAAGGCTCGAATCGCTGCCCGGTCCCGTTCGATACAAAGGGGCGCAAGCCGCGGCCGCGCATGGCCGGGGGCACCAACCCGAACGGCAAGGGCTCGCAATGGGTCAAGGCGCTTTGGATCACGAAGAAGCCGCCGGCCGGCTCCATGTCCGCGAATTACAATCCTGCGGACTATGAGGCGATCCATTCGACCTACGCGGATAATGCGACCTACCGCAACGATGCTGAGTACATCGCTTCGCTCGCTTCCATCTCCGATCCGTACCTGCGCGCGGCGTGGATACCGGGCGACTGGAACATTCTCGCCGGCCAGTTCTTCTCGAATTGGGAAGCGTGGTTTGACGAGAAGAAGAACAAGTACGTCGGGCGGCACATCAAGACCCGCAAGGACATCGTTTTCCACGATTGGGAAGATCGCTGGATCTCGATCGATTGGGGCTTCGAGCACCATTGCGTGATTCTGTGGTTTGCGCGCGTCACGGTGCGCGACCCGCTGGCCGATGTCGAGCGCAAGGGCACGAAGGAACGCAGCATCGTCATCTGCTACCGCGAGCTCGTGCTGCGCAAGATGAACGGCTACCTCGTCGGCGAGAAGATTGCCGCCGCGAACTGGACAACCGCCGAGGACTTCGACCCGATCAAGAGCGTCTATCTTTCGCCCGACCGCTTCGGCAAAGACCTCGAACACTCCATCGCCAACGAAATCGGCGACATCCTGCACGAGAACAAACTGCCGCGACCCGAGCGTGCGAACAACGACCGCGTGGACGGCTGGCGGCTCGTGTATACGATGCTGGACACCGGGGAGTTTGCGGTGTTAGATTCCTGCACGGATTTGATCGAGTCCATTCCGAAACTCATGCGCTCGGAGAAAGACCCCGAGGACGCGGAGAAGGAAGGGAACGACCTGTTCCTCGATGTCTGCGAGTCGCTGCGCTACGGGCTGATGAGCTACGCATCGAAGGCGCCGGTCCCCGAAGATGTTATAATTGCCGAGCGGTTGGCGACCATCAAAGACCCGACGGCCCGCTACATGGAATATCTGAGGCTGACATCGCGCGCGCAAGGGCAAGGCATCGCGCTCCCCATTCCGCCGCGGCGTCCAGGATGGCAGAGATGACGTTCAATCTTGAGAAGGCGGTCACGGCAGTCCGCACGCTGATGGCGATGGGACCTCGTGCTTCACCCGACCGAGGGCGACCGCCGACTCGACTGGAACAATTTGACGAGGCGCGCATGAGCGGAGCGAACGGCAGTCTCACGGTGGACGAACTCACGCGAATCGCCGTCGACCCCGACCCTGAGTTTCAGGAGCAATTCCTTTCAGTGTTGCGCAAATATACCATTCGCAGACACATCGATGAAGCTCACCTGCGGGAGTTTTACCGCCTGCGCACGATGCGCTATCCGTTGAAAGATTTGCTGCGCATCAAGAGGTACATCGGGCTATGAATCAGGCAGAAATCATCTTTGGTCGCTACATGGCATCGGGAACGGCCCGCTACGGCACAGCGGTTGTACCGATTATCACGGACACCCATCTACCGACTCAGACCGCGATTCTTACAGCGAACGGCGAGCTTCGCGTCGGCCCGAACACCGACCTCGAAGTGCTCTTCTTCCATATGAACATGACGCCGAGAGACAAGCGGCTGCTCGCGGCGATGAAGATTGGGCTGTGAAAAAGACGCGCAAGCGTACCGGGCACGGCGGCGGTAAGGGGGCGCGACAGCGTCACCCGGTGAAACACAAGCGCATCGTCCATTCTCCCTATGTCCGGCAACTGCTCGAAGAGAATCGTTTCTTCCGCAAGCAGTTCGCCTTCATGCAGGGCAAAATCGAGCGGCTTGAACTCGCGGCGATGACGCAGACCCCGCAAGGCCGCGATTACGTTGCGCGCACCGAGCAGGCGCAGACGCCGCCGATGTCCGAAGTGAAGGGCAAGCTCACACACGCCGAAATTGCGAAGCGATGGGGCGAATTGAGCGCCGAAGAGCAAGAGAAGTACATGCTCGAAGGCGGCTGGAATCCCGAAGAAGAGAAACCGAAAGCGAGGGCTAACTAGGTGCCTGAGTTTTCCAAGCACCAGCCGCGAGATGGCGAAACGGTTTTGCATTGCGGCCACTTGGAAAGCATCCCTCATCATTTCTTCGCGTTGAGCGATGGCGCTCTCATCGCAGGCATTCATTTTCGCAGACCGAACGGGAGCGAAGGGACGGCTACTTGGATGGTACTTTGCCAACCATGTTTCAATGCTCACGCGCACGAGCCCGAGAAGTGCATGCGAGCAGACGCGGAATGGATTGGCGATGAGCCTGCGGTAAAAGAAAATCTGCAATAAGGAGCAACTATGCGCGGAGCCACAAGTCACGACGGAAAACTTTCAGGGAATCGGCAGACGGTTGACGCATACGACCGCGACAAGGGCCACAGCCAGCGGCCAAGTGCTCGCGGCGGTGCATCTGGCGGCGTCCACGAGGAATCCGGGCACGACGAAATCAAGCAGGTCGTCGCTGAGCACGGCAAGGCGCACAAGCACATCATCCAGCATTCGGGCGGTGGCGGGGGCATGAGCGGCGCCAGCGGAAGCGAATCCGGCGAGAAGTATCACAGCATCACGCATCACGAGGATGGCCACGTCCACCGCGCCAATCACGAATCGCTCGACGACGCGCACGAGCATGGCCGCATGGCAATGGAAGACACTGAGCACAACGAGATGGACCGCGACAGCCAGGAGCTTGCCGGCGAGCGCGACCGCAGCGAAGCGGGCGGGCACAATACCCCCGGCGAAGAGAGCTTCCTCGACTGACATGCGCAGGCTTCTAGGACCGGAGCCGGACCTGACGCCAGAAGATGCGTTCAGGATTGCGCTCCTCGCGCTTCTGATTTATTTCGTTTGCATTTATCGGCTGCGATAGATGGAACGCCCGGAAGCGCAAAAGTCCTCGCACCTGCTCGTGCAGTACACCGATCACGCGAAGGACAAAGCCGAACGCTGCGGTGTCTGCAAGCACTTCATCCGACCCGACCGCTGCGAAACTGTGAAGTCGCCAATCTCCCCCGCAGGTTGGTGCATCCGTTTTAGGAAACGAGATGGCGACAGCAAAAAAAGCTGATTACAACAGCGAGGCGAGCACTGTCAGTTTGCGCGCGTACCTCGAAGCCTCGATCGCGGAACTTGGCAAGCGCACCGATGCGCGATTTGACGCCGCCGACAAAGCTCTCGCCGCCGCGCTCCTGACTGCGGAGAAGGCCGTCGCCGCCGCGCTGGTTTCGCAGGACAAGCTCACGAGCGCCGCCTTCGTTGCCGCGAAGGAAGCTCTGGCCGAGGCGCAGACGCAACTCACGGCCTATAAAGCCTCGGCGAATGAATGGCGCGCGACGCTGAACGACCTCATCTCGACGATCATGGTGCGCAAAGAAGTCGAGGCGCTGTTCACGGCGGTCAACACCAAACTCGACAGCCTTGCAAGGACACAAAACATGATGGTCGGGGGCGTTCTTTTGCTGCAAGTCGTCGTCTTCATCATTCTCAAGTTCTGGAAATGAAAGCCGTCGACTGGCGCATCTCGCGCATCGCGCTTCTGATGGGCATCATCGCCGGCGCCGCTTGGCTGCTCGCGTATTCCTGCAACCGCCGCGAATGGATTTTAGGAGGAACAAAATGACAAAACACCCCGCAGCACTTGAACTCATCTTCGTCGTGCTCGCGCTCGTGCTGTTCGCCATCGCGGGCTTTGGCTGGCCCGCGCCGGTCGAGCCGTACCGCACGAAACTTATCGCGATGGGTTTGTTCTTCTGGGTACTCTCGACATTTTTCTAGCGCCATGCCTGCAAGCGAAATCATGCCCGACTTCCGCGCCGGAACTTTGCACTCCGGTCGCGGCGGTCCCATCGTGAAGAAGAAAAAGCAGGCCATCGCGATCGAACTTTCCTACGCGCGCAAGGAAGGGCACGACATCCCTGAAAAGCGTGGATTGCGGCATTCCTACGCCAGAGCGAAGGCTTCCTGAGATGGCCACTGGCACGCATTAGGCTGGCGCTGCGGGGCGAACGCATTTTTCACGATAGGGGGCTTAGAGCTTTTTGTTGATTCCACAAGACTTAGCGGCTGGCGTTAGTTTGTCGTAAACAGAGTGAAAATAGTTTGCACTAAAGTATATGGCCGACACCGAACTTCTCGATCAAGACGCGCCGCCGGAAGAACAGGACGAATCGCTCGACGCGGAATTCGGCGAAGCGATGCCCGGAGAGTTTTGCCCGGTAGACGCGACCGACGACTGCATCGACCTCGACGATTGCACCGAGGAACAGAAGGGCGCGCTCGAGCAACTGGCGAAGGACGCCGCGCAACGCGATCTCACAAGCTACCGCATCGAAGTCCGCGACGCTTGGAAGCAACGCTACTTCTACCGCGGCAACCAATACTTGCTCGAAGGCAAGAACGGAACGTACACGACCGCGAATCATGTGCTCATCGGCGGCCAGAGCTACGACGACAGCGGGCAAAAAGAAACCAACATCTACCTAGCCTTCGCAGATACGGTGACAGCAGCGCTGACCGCCGGCACTCCGTCGGTACGCTTTGAGGCCGAAGATCCCGCGAATCCGAACGACATCACGTCGGCTGAGAAAGCGGACGGCGCCCGGAAACTTCTTGAGCGTGCGAACGACATGCTCACGCTGCAAGCGGACCTGTCCAACTATCTGTGGACCGACGGTCGCGGGCTTTTCTACACGCACCACGTCATCGACGCGCAACGATTTGGCTGGACGACGTCCGACGCCGACCCAGAGCTTTCGTTTTTCGAGGAAGGCGACTTTGGCGGCATCCGCGAGCCGCGCAGCCAGCAAGTCATCGAGGCGTATGGCGCACTAGAAGTAAAGCTCCCGATTCAGGCGAAGACTCTCGACGAATGCGACTACCTGCAACTGTCCGGTGAGAAGGACGTCGCCCGCCTGAAAACGAAGTACCCGGACTTCGCGAACGACATCATCGCTTCGGTAGCGCCGACGGCGCAGAGCGACTACGTGCGGCTCGCTCGCGTCTCGATCAACATGGGCATGCGCCCGTCGAACACGACGAACGACGCCCAGAACTACAACGCCACCGAGCAGTTGACCTGGTGCCGCCCGTCGTTTTTCGAGGCACTCAACAAGAGCAAGGAAGCGAGCAAGAACGTGCAGTGGCTCATCGACACCTTCCCGAAGGGCTGCATGATCGCAATGGTCGGGAACACGGTCGTCGAAGCCCGCAACGAATCGATGGATGAGCACTGGACGCTGTTTCACGCGCGCCC